ATAACCTTAGGCAAGTTTTTCGTTTAGAGTCAGGATACTGCCTGAACAGAATGATAGTTTTCGAGTGCGAGCAAAACCCTTGTGAAGGTTTTTACTCGTATCTTATGTAGGACTCATGCTCTGTATCTAAACGATTCAAGCATGAGACGGCCTTCGTACCACAGCCCATGTATAAGTGACTGTGCGCGTAGACTTAATTTCTCATTAAGAAAGTTCCAGCGCTCAACGCGTTGAAGAGTTTTTATCCACCCCGGCGATTACGCCAATTCACGGAACAGTTGTAACCGTGTCTGAAAGAAGTGAATAGATTTGTAGCAACATTCGCTATTTCATCAGTTTTATTTATCAGAAAAAGGTCCCTTACAAATCCGACCTCTGATATATGATGAGATTAGCGTCTCAAAGCACGTGTTCTCTTTAAGAAACACACCCCCGAATATGGACTAACATAGATAGGTTTCCGCTTTAACCTGTCGCGATAATGTTATTTGTCCACCCGCGTATGCAAGCGCGATCATTGCAATTTTGTGTTATTATTTAATTTTAAGTAAAATGGATTTAGTCAACAATGTCATATTGGATATAGTTGATCTATTTGGCCCACAGGCTCACCGTGGTCGCAATTTTGCAGTAAATGTCATCTTGAGTGTTTGGCGACACTCTTTTTGAACGGTAGATTCAATGAAATACATATGTATATTTAATCAGTTTTCTGGTCGCTGTCAATAGAATTAATGATAATAAAAGCCGATGCCCCCTGAAACATGGAGCGACACAGTAGTGTCCAGGGATACGTAATAAAAGTCAAAGATTTAACCGATAGTTAAAAGTACAGATGAACAATCTTGAATAATAACCCGCGGATTCCTCTGCGTGCGGTAGAACACGAGGATAAGTGCGAGAAGTGTCGACTCTCGCATCGAATAAATGTAGACAAAACCCCCCCAGCCTTCCAAAATGCAAGTTCTTATAAGTGACAACGTTTATGGTGAGAAGAGGCACGTCATTGATACGCCAAAGGTCAATGACACCTTCCCTAGTCGGGATAACGTTACGTCCGTTGACGCGACGCACGCCGTTTTCAGCAATGATTACATAGTGCAAGCCGAGGAATGTGACGCCCAATGGCTATTGCAAGGCGAGTACAGGACAGGCCTGGCTCAGACCGAG